CCGCGATAAGTGCGGTAAGTGTGGTTGCACCGAACTCACCCCAGAAGAGGAATAAATGTCAATCGTAGCCCCATTTGTTTACTCCGGTGGAATGGTCGAACCATACGTCTCGCTCAACGAGGTTAAGTTCAGTCCTACGGCTTCTGCTATTGACTTTACTAACCTTATTGAAAACGCTTCACAGGCAGTACAAGACCGCGCACTATCAGAGCTAATCGTTCGTGCATCGTCTAAGGCTGATGCCTACACAATGGGAGTCTACGGATCACTATGCGCCACCTCCAACACAGAGAATGGTCGCTACTACATGAACCGCGCAGGGCAGATTGTTATCAACCCCTACTTCACACCTATCCTTGCTGTGCAGTCGTTCTCGGCTGGCTGGGGGCCAGGTGACGGACTACAGAACATCCAGCTCTCTACGTCTAACTGCGCCATTGAGCGCACCCAGTTCATCATTACTAGCCAGTCCACTATGGGTCTTTACTTTGGCAATCTCGGTATTGTTGGCGGCAATATGCAGTCCGGTACAGAAATCTTCTGCCAATGGACTTACATCAACGGCTGGGCTAACTCTTTCACAAACACAACGTCAAACGCTGGCGCTACTTCTGTCAGCGTAAACAACGTAACTGGAATCTTCCCAGGGCAAAACCTAACTATCTGGGATGGTCAAAAAGACGAGTACGTTCAGGTAGCAACTACTTGGACACCAGGCAACACCACGCTGACATTCACCAACCCATTGAAGTACGCACACGGATCAGGTGTCAACATCTCAGCTCTACCTGCCTCAGTCAAGCAAGCAGTCATTCACTTTGTTGTGGCTCTAATCAAGGAGCGCGGTCAGGGTGGACTTGTACTAAACGAAATAGGCGAGCCAACCTCAGTATCATCTCGTACCGAAAGTTCGGCAACTGACGAGATGCAGGGTTACAAACTCCTAGATGGCTTTAAGTCAATTTGGAGTCGTGCATAATGTCACGCGCCACAGTACGAGCCGCTATTGCTTCGTACTTGACAAACGCTGGTGTTACCAACTTGTCAAGCGTCAAGCAGTTCCCAGCAAAACTAACACCAGAGGGTGAGTTCTTTGAGGGAGAAGACCCAGGACACAGTTCTGGCGCAATCATCTTTCTTTACATTGAGAACCAGCACGAGAACCGCATTGCACTAGGTGGCCCTCATCATGGTCGCAAGGTTATTGACTACTCTTTCATTCTTGACTGCTACCTACGCTCTACGCACCAGAAGTCAGAAGACGCAGGGTTTGACAACGAAACGTTCTTGGACTCACTCGTTACTGCCATTCGCGCAGACCGTAACGCTGGCGCACCTAACATCATCTTCCAGTGGGGAGAAGGCGCTAACGGCGCAGCTGGTGGGCCAGACATTGACATCACTTCTTATTACCCACGCCAAATCAACGGCAAAGCATCAGCAACACAAGTGACTTCGGTTGTACGAGTTCACGTTGTTGAAATCATAGATTCTTGACAATTAGGAGCATTATGGCTAACTACACATACACAGACGCAACTGCCAGGGTGTACCCTGACATTGACAACAACGGATCTACACTCGAAGCACTACCAGGTCAAATCTATGCACTAGACGCTGACCCTGGTGATGGTCGTTGGGAATCAACCCAAGCCAAGCCAAAAGCCCCTGTAACACCGCCAGAAGCCCCTGTAGAGGCCGACAGCACAGAATCAGAATCAACCCCAACCACTAACTAAGGAGCGCCTCAGATGGCCTTTTTATCCGCCAATAGCTATATGGGTCTCGTTGTCGAAGCGACACGCGGAACCCTACCTACAGGAGGAACACCGGTTTACATTCCGGTAACGTCTCCACAGGTAACGCCAATGCAGACATTCCTGCGTGACGAAGCGTTCCGAGGCTCACCAACTGTCGTTTACGACCAAGTTCAGGGTGTACGTCACGACGAGTACGACGCTAAGTTCTACCTTTTTGCTGACACATTCGGCACGCTTGCTAAGTCAATTCTTGGTGGAACAGACACCGTTACAGGTTCTTCTGTTTACACACACAACATCAAGCTTCTTAACAACGCTGCTATCGGTTCACAGCCACAGTCATACTCAATCCTTGACTTTGACGGTGCTAACTACTTCACCATGACAGGCGCACAGGCTGACAGCCTTGCAATTACCTTTGGTGCAGAAGCAGCAGCAGACGCAACAGTAAAGTTCATGGCGAACCCATACACTTCATACACAAGCGCACCTGCTCCATTCACAAGCCTTTCATTGTCAACTGAACACCTCATCCCTGCTTGGGATACTGTTATTACAGTTAGCGGAATCAACTCAGGCGCAGCTCTTACCTACATTCAGACTGGTGAATTGACCCTTGCTCGCAAGACTGCACCTATCTTCACAATGGGTACACAGGCTCCGCTTGTTAACTTTGCTGGCCCTATTGAAGTCTCAGGTAAGTTCACAGCCGTTGTAAACACAAACGCAGACGCTTGGTCAACTGGATCATCAGCAGAAGCACTTACACGCTCACCACAGGTAGTCACAATTACTATGACTGACCCTAACGACTCTACTTCTGCAACGAACCACAGCATTGCCTTCACAATGACTTCAGTTCAGTTCCACGATGTAAAGCGCACACGCGGTAAGGAATACACCGAAGTAGAATTGTCATTCACTGCAAACGCAAACGCAACCGACGCTACGACTGGTTACTCACCTGTCTCGGCTACGATTGTAAACGCAACGGCAGCCGCTTACTAAATAACCCAAAGGGGATGAAATGCCAGCAGTAAACCTTCCAAACAACCAGTCAGCCATCTTGTATTCACGAGACGAAATCTCTGAGCGTACAGCTCGCAGTATCTCTCGTGCGTACATGAAGGCGGCTGGTTCGGCAGCGAAACTAACTAACCTCGGATTCGATGAGGCTAAGCCTGAAACATGGACTGTCTTTGCTGACATTTCAGACGAGGACAGAGATGCTCTCGATGGCTACCAGGCTGCACTGATTGTTGGTTTAGTTAAGTCATGGTCATACGGCGATTTGCCTACTAACGACTCTGCGCTCGACCTTCCTAAGCCTGTCTTTGAGGCATTGGCTGAGGCTTGCGCTACTGAGTTCAACAGCTCAACGGACTTCTCGCCAGACATTGACCCAAAAGCCCCTACCGCCGACTAGCGCGGCTGGAGGCATCACTCAGGGGTAGAGACTCTGATGTTGACATAGAGGTTGTAAATCTTTTTCGTGAGTACCAGTTTCGCAAGACATTTGGTGGATCACACGAAGACTTTATGAATCAACCACGACAAATTACAGATTGGCTTACCGCCATTGACAACACCATGAACGAGGTTCAGCGTGGCTGAGATTATTATTTCAGGCATTAGCGATTTTGACAAGGCGCTAAAAGCAGACATTGCCAAAGCAGACGCAGCAGCTCGAAACATAGTGGTAAAGGGCGCACTCATTATTGAGCGCAAAGCCAAAGAAGAGTTCCGCGCTCGACCTTCAGGGTCACAAACAGTTTCTAAGTCTGGTCGTGTTTATTACAAAGGCGCTCCTAAATACCCTGCTGTACCACCTAAGCCGACACAACGCTCAGGAAACCTTCGCAACTCAATTAAAACTCAACAGGTCAAATCTTTGGGTCTAGGTCGCTGGCAATCAGACACCGGCCCATCAGTTAAATACGCAGGATTTGTTGAGTACGGAACATCAAGGTCGCGTGAGTTTCCTTACATGACCCCAGGCGTAAAGAACAGCAACGAAGAAATTAACCGAATCGCTCAGGAGGAGTGGCGCAAAGCCCAAGAATAATGGCACTATTACCTCCTGTTATAGCAACACTCATAGCTGATACCAAAGAATACCAAGCCAAGATGACCGAAGCGCAAGCCAGAATGGCTGCGTTTGGTAAAGAAACAATGTCAACTAGCGAGAAGATGAAGGCCTTTGGGTCTAAGGCCGCCTCTGCTGTTATTGGTGTTGGCGCTGCACTTGGTGTTTATGCAGTTCACGAAGCGTACAAGTTTCAAGAAGCGCTAGACAAAGTTCAAAATCAGGCTGGTCTTACTGTCAAACAGACAGAAGAACTTGGTAAGTCAATTCAAAAAATCTCCAACGTAACAGGCGTTACTAATGAGAAACTTCTTGAGGCTTCACTTATTACAAAACAAGCAGGACTCAGCGCGGCTGCTGCAACCGACCTATTAACTGCCTCTGCTAAAGCATCAGTCATAACCAACTCTTCGGTTGTTGATGTTACAAAAGCAATAGTCGCAGCTCAGACTTTGCAGATTACTAAGGGCATGGAAATAGCCGACCTTACAGGAGTTCTGGTCAAAGGATCATACGCTTTTGTAGGTGGACTCCAAGCCGAAGAAGCAATGCTCTCTGGCAAGATTGGTGTATCACTTGCCAAGTACGGACTTGGACTCAAGGCCATTATCCCACTTGGTGCAGAGTTTGCAAAGATTGGACTTCCTACAAAGTCTATTGTTGCGTTCACTAAGTCTCTTGGACTTATTACTGCTCCTATTAAAGACGCTAAGGGTAACTTTACCGCGTACGCAAAGTCTCTAACAAGTCTTGGACTAGATCAAGAAAAACTTGCTTCATCTATGCGCTCTGGCGACATTGTTGGTTTGTTTACTCAAATCAAATCCGCAGCAGGTGGCAACGCTTCCAAAGAAGGAATACTTGCCTCGGCTGTATTCGGCACTGCTGGTTCTGGCGCGGCTCTTGCAATTCTAAAAGACTATAATGCGTACCTTAAAGAATCTAAAAACCTAACTGGTGCTGGTGCTGGAACTCTTGGTACAGGGTTCTCTGAAGCACTAAAGCAAATTGGCCCTCAACTAAATGTTGTAAAGTCTAACTTTAATAACTTAATGGTTAACGCAGGTACGTTACTTCTCCCTACCGTTGCGAAGATTGCTAGTTGGGCAAGTAGTTTTGCAGCAGAACTTAACAAGAACAAAGCACTAAGGGATGTTTTGGGCGTTGGTGCAGGAGCCGCATTTGGACTTGCTGTTGCCAGCAAAATTAAAAAGGGAATTGAATCTGTTATGAGCCTATTTGGAAAAGGCGCTCAAACCATTTCTCTTAATGCAAACACCGCAGCTCTTGAAGCCAACACGATTGCATTAGGTGGATCTAAAATTGCATCGTTGGCAGGTGGGGCAGGGGTTTTAGGTGGCGCAGGTGCAGCATCAGCCGCATTGGCTTTCTTGCCTGAAATTGCCGCTGCCGCCATAGCAGCTATAATTTCCTACGGTATTTGGAAAATGTTATTTGGTGGTGGACACATTACGCCAATTACAACACCTAAAGGAACCCCTGTTCTTTTGTCTCCGGGTGGTGGTGGTCGTGGAGGAAACGCTGTTGGTTTATTCCCTACAAATCAAAAAAAGAACACAACTGTTAAAGTGACAGTAAAGCCTAAATAATGTCATTCATAAACGAGCAACCAAACGACGAAAGTTGGAACATTGAGATTGAGGCAAGTGTTATTGCTGAAGCTCTTGCTAAAGACCCTGCTTTCATTGCAGCTATAACCAAGCAAGTCCGTGACCAAATGACTAAAGACGTTCGCTGGATGGGCAACCTATTTGCTAAGTGGGCTTCTACAAACCCACCTGCGCCTTCAACTAGGAAGCGTTCACAATGACGCTTGCTTCGCTTCCTACCCTATTAGTTGAAATTGCGTTCAACCCTACGGACATTCAAAGCCTTACTCAGACTTGGACTGACGTAACGCCTTACGTTCTAAACCTAAATACCAAAGCAGGTCGTCAGCACTTTCTTGACCGCGTAGAAGCTGGAACGCTGAACATAAATGTCAGCAACCGTAACGGCTTCTTTCTTAACGGATCAGTCAACGGTACTGGTTATGTGATTCAACCTCGCATCCCTATCAGGGTTACTGCGACGTGGAGTGGCACACCCTACCCAATCTTTTTTGGAATCATTGACGACGTAGAAGAAAAGATTACTGACCAACTAAACAGCGACCTGTCTATTAGGGCAACCGACTTGATTAAGTTCTTGTCGCTTCGCTACATGGCCTCGTCTAACTTTTGGAATCAGTACGCCACAAGCGCAAGCGCAACCGACTGGTTTCGCTTTACGGCTCCTACATCTGTAGTCTGCACCAGCGCAGTCAACGCAAGTGGAACCGTCACCTATCAGGGCATCAACAACTTCTCAGTAGGGCAACAAGTATTCGTCAATAACTTTGGTGGAACTGGAACCTGCAACACATCTACTGGCCCAGGCACAGTATCTTCGGCATCAAGTTCTCAGTTTGTTCTTACCGGAATTGGTGGAACGTCTGGCGCTTCATCGGGAACTGGATCAGCGTACCTTGCCACCCTTTCTAACGGCATTACATCAGCAAACACTGGGTACGCTGGTTACGGAAATGTTGCCTTCCCACCTAACGGTGCAATGGTTTACAGTAACGATGGATGCCTTGACTTAGGAAATGGTCAAGGTGTAGCTTCAGGCGTTGCCGTTCTGCCTGGTCACACCAACTTCAACAACGCTGGTGCTATTGACTTTTGGGTTCTTGGTCAGGGCATTGGTGGCACACTTCTGTTTAGTGTTCTTAATGGTGGTCAGCTCGACGTTAAAGTTTCTGCTTCGGGCTACCTGCAAGTTCTTTCAGGTGCTTCAGTTCTCGCCACGATGTCCGCGGCTCCGATTAACGATGGCTACTGGCATCACATTGGTCTTGTAAATAACTCATCAAACCAACTATGCCTCTACGCAGACGGCGCATACAGCAGCCCTCTTAGCGGTGGCGCATACAACGGTTGGAACACTGTTCTTGGCTCTATCGTAGAACCTCTAGTCATTGGCGGCTCAAACGCTTGGCTTACAGGTTCTGCAGGAGCAACACCAACATCTCCTTGCAACATTGACGAACTGGTAATCAGTTCTCAGTCATCAACGCTATTTAGCGAAGTAACTAATCGCTACGTTGCTGGAACTCTACTCATGCAAGGTTTTCCAGTAAGTCCTAACGGCGTTCTGTCAGGCGACAGAATTGCACAGATTCTTTGCATTGCTGGATTCGGTACTGTATCCGGTGGTCAGGTAGTTCTTAACTCCAACACCTACTTCATTAACAATGGCTCTGCGTGGGTCAACGGTGCAGCTGGTAACGGCTTCATACCTGTGGAGCCTTACTACTGGGATTCACCAGTCACAGGATCTACCGCCCTCGACCTCATCTTGCAGATTTGCGACACCGACATTGGCTCGTTTTATCAGAAGCCAAACGGAACATTCTCTTTCCACAACCAGAATTACTATGGCACTTGGTCTTGGAACGGCACGTCAGGCACATGGACTCCGAGCTACACAACGCCATCAGGCGACCACGTTTGGACAGACGACGCAACATCTTCCTACGCCTACTACGGCCCTACGCTTCAAGTCCTTAGAGACGACGTTGACGTATGGACAACCGTTAAAGTTTCGCCACAGTCCGGCACACAACAGATTTACGAAAACACAGGCAATCAATCTCGCTGGGGTTACTCAACTCTAACTAAGTCGGGAACGCTACACACATTGCTAAACCTTGCGCTCTCTACGGCTAACTTTCTTGGAAACTTGTTCAAAACTCCACTGCCTCGTATTGGAAACGTTGAGCTGCGTAGCGAAACAAACAACGGTGGCAACATGACCGCTTTGCTGAACACGCAATTTGGTGATGTAGTGACCTTTAAGCGCACCTCGCCTAATGCTTCTACTTCGGGAACGTACCCTTCACAGAGGGGTCAAATCAGTACCAACATGGTTGTAGAATCCATTAGTCACGACTTCCAAGCGCAGCCTGGATTCTGGCACGCCTCGTTCATACTCGACCCTTACCCAATTAGGAGTTAGTCATGGGGAACATTCCTAACACCAATACCGCCAATTTGGTTTTGCAATCAGTTGGCAACGGATCAAACGACTCACGCTGGGGTACTTCTAGTGGCGGTGGCTCAACGCTTCCTACTGGAACCGGCACTGGTCAGATGATTTGGTGGAATGGAACTGCATGGGTAGTTACAGTTACGCCGGCAACCAACAAATACTTTTACTGGAACGGCTCTGCGTGGGCTAATGCCACAGTTGGTGACGCTACGTCTATTCAAGGCTACCCAGTCAACATTACTGGAATTGGCAACGGCGACGTTCTCTACTGGTCAAACGTAGGCTCAACGCAACAGTGGCTTACTGGCCCAACGCCTACTGGTGACGGTCAGATTCAATACTGGAATACATCTCTTAGTGGTCACTGGTCACTATCCGCAGCTGCTACTTCAACAGGTCAAGCACTTGTTTGGAACAACAGCACCCTGACATGGGGGCCAGCCAACATAACCCTTGCAGGTGACGTTACTGGTTCAGCCGGAGCAAACACCGTAGTAAACATTCAGAACTACCCAGTCAACCTAACTGGACTAGGTAACGGAGACTTGCTTTACTGGTCTAACGTTGGTACTAATCAGTGGCTTACAGGCCCTACACCGACAACAACAGGTCAGTATTACTCATGGAACGCTGGCACAGGAGCATGGACACTGTCCTCAGCTGGTGGTGGAATAACAAACGACGCACAATACGGTAGCAACGGTTCAGGTTCTGTTACAACAGCCGCCGGTGTCAACCCACAAGGATTACCTTCTGCC